CTAATACTCCACCAAATTTATTTCCACCTACAGCTCCTCTTAAAACATCTGCCATTTGAGTATCAAACGTTGCTGCTCTTTCAGCTGCTTGTGGTGGTAAACCATCTTCTTTTATATATTTTTCTAACATAGTATTATACAAAGCATCTGTTTTATCATTTCTCATACCAGCAATTTCTAATTGAGTATCTCTATTTAATTGACTTTCACCTGCTTTAAATTCTTGACCTGCTTTTCTTTCACCTCTTAAAAAATCTCTTTCACCCATCTTTTCACCCATTCTAAATTGAGCTGCTTGATAATCTTTAAAAGGTTCTCTAGCAGAAGTTGCTGCTGTTTGAAGTATGTTTCCTTGTGGTGTTCTTGATAATAAATCTAAACCAAAACTAGTTAAGAAACCCGCACCTGTTCCGGGAGCAAAGTTTCCCATAGCGTAAGGATTAGTTCCTTGACTGTATTGTTTTCTTGGTTGATCTAGTCCTGATGTAATACCAGTTCCTGTTGATCCACCCATTCTAAACATTGGTCTTTTTAAAGTTCTATTCATTAATTTCCACCTGGACTAAAATTAAAGTTTACTTTTCCAGGATTACTTAATCCACCATAGATACCTGCAAGTGTTGTACCAACACCTAATGCAGTTTGTAATGGTGTAGGGTTAGGTGTGTTTGTTGAAACTGTTTGACCAGGATAACCACCCATAATTCCTGTTACTTGTGCAGCGTATCTATCTAATTGTTCTTGTGGTTGAAATGCTGCTTGTCTTGTAGCTTCTCTAGTTGCATCTAGTTCGGCTTGTGATTGCACCTGGTTAATCGCGCCCAATTGACCTAAACGTGAAATATCTGTTCCTTGCATTCCTTGTAAACCTTGTCCAAATTGCGCTTGTTGACCAGCTAATCCAGATTGGAATGATCCTAAACCTTGGGTTGCTCCTGCAATACCTTGTTGTGCTTGACCTAAGTTAAATCTGTTTTGAATGTCTTGTTGTCTTGCAGCTTGTCCTTGTCCAAAACCTTGTTGCAAGAGACCAGCTTGTAATAAAGCTCTTTCTCTCGCTGCCCCTGTGCCAAACTCAGCGAGTTGCACTCCCGCTCGACCACTGCCGAGCGCACCCAATTTTGCTTGTTGATCTCGTATCTGCTGTTGTTGTATTTGTGAGTTACGATCAAATTCTGCTAATGAGGCATCAATCACTTGTGATTGATATGGTGACATAAATTGAGATACGTCTTGTTGAAATGCTTGTGCACCTGTTCCAACTCCACCAAAAGTTGATGCAGCTGTTCCTAATTGTCCAAGAGACATGGCTCCTAATCCACTAGCAACTTGTGATTGCGACTGTGCTTGATTTAAAAATGGTTGATAACTTCCTACACCTTGTGTAGCTAAATTTTGTGCTTGTGTTTGTAACGCATCTTGACCCGCTACTTGTGGTGCAAGTCCGGCTAAACTTTGTTTTCTAACATCAAAAGCTTGTGCAGCTTTCTGTCTTGCTGCAAATAAACCTGCGTCTTCTCCGGCTAATTGTGAAATACTTCCTAGTCCACCTGTTACAACAGGTACACCTTGTTGTGCTAATACATTTTCCGCTAGATTAGTTCCTAATTTTTCTACAAAAGGTGCTGGTCTTGAAATTTGCGTGCTTGTTACCATTATATAACTTCCTCTAATCTTTGTGATGTTTGAAACATTTCTCTAGCGCCTTCCAATCCTTGCGATTCTTCTGATACTTCACCTCCGGATTCTAGGTTTTTCATCATGTTATACATGACTTCTGCTCCTTTGTCTACATCTCCCTCACCTGCATTTCTTACAGCGTCAGCAGTAAATACAAATTCATTCTTTGATAATCTTGCAGGTACATCGTCTGCTTTTTCCATTCTACCTAATGGTACAAATCCACCTTCTTGTCTTAAATCCATTTCTTGACCGTCCATGTCTAATAAAGGCATAGTCTTTTTAGCTACTGGTTCTTCTGATCCTTCTGCATAATTTAATCTCATTATACCACCATTTGCTGCTAGTCTTGGGTTAGGTTTATACTTACCACTTAAATAATATTCTACTGGAAAAGGTAAATCTGCTCCTAGATTTAATTCTTCGTCACTATCTTCCTCTTTTGGTGTCATGAAATATGATGCTATTGTTGGTATAGCTATTTTACCCATACCTGTTAAAGCTCCTTCTGTTCCTACAAGTCCAAGACTTTGTGCTATTTTTCCAAGACCACTTAATCCAAAACCTCCCGGGTTAGCACCATCCATTCCAGGTTGAGCACCTATTGCAAATTTAAATGGATTAAAACTTCCTTTACCAAAAAAAGATTTTAAACCACCTCCTGCTCCACCACCCATAAGTGCTTGACCACCAAAGTACATTAAAGCAGCTTTACCTATTGGTGACTTAGCAACTTTCTTAACACCACGTGTAATTTTTTTAACTAACTTACCAAGACCATACATTTGTCTTGCTGATTCAAGGTCCATGATTCCACCCTCATAAGGCATGCCACCTTCTGCAAGTGCTGCTCTACCACCATCGGCCATTAATCTAAAGTTAGGTACGAATGGTTCTTCCGGTTCTTGATCTTCTGTATTATCTCCCACACCTTGATTTTGATTAAACATATTTCCAACCATAATAGGATCATCACGTCCAGGTGGAATAATGTCTCTTCCATAAGCATCTGTACCTCCAGAAGTTCTACCTTCCATGTATTTACCATACAAATCATCTAATTCAGTTAGGTTATAATTTTGTAAATTTCCTTTAAGAACTTTATCGTAAAAAAATTTTCTATTTCTATTATTTAATCTATCTATAAAAGTTTCATTGCCCTTTTTACCTGTAGCTGTTTTTGTAAAGATATCTTTATTTTCATCTTTTACTCTTCTTGGGTCTTTAGGATCAAGATCAACTTGTAAATTTACTTTATCTCCGGGGAACAAATCTTCTACATTAGAATCATATCTCTCTGATGGTCTTTCAACTGGTCTGTCTTTAAAATTTGTAATATTTCCAGTAGTTCCTCCAGGTCCTTCATACCTAGACATCATTCCTTTTTCTCTATTAGTAGATGAAGAAGTTGGTTTATTACTAGGTCCAAATCTATCCGGATCATCTCTTGGTCCTCTTTTTGCTCCAGAGTCTTTTCTTGACTCAGAATAACCTCCTTTAAAATTACCACCTAAAAATAAACCTATACGTCCGCCGTTTGCTAATAATTGTTTTGCTTGTTGTGCTCTAGTTATTGCCATTATACTATTCTATTTTGTTTTTCCAAATAAATCAAGACTTGGCATTACGACATTTACATCTTGAGCCATGTCCTCTGCCTTATAACCTTTAGCTTCCCAGTCTTTTTTTTCCTTAAAAAGCTCTCCAGTTTCTTTGTGTCTATATGTTGTTTCTACTTTTGCTGGTTTTAATACTTCCATTATACTGTTACTTCTTTCTTAATATTTAGATAGCTTATAGCTACGTCAAATGAATCAGTGGTGCTGGATAATACTGTAAAAGCATCACCTCCCTCTACCACCAAAGGTTGGGTTAATAATTCTGTCGTAACATTAGCAGTTAGTGCTGCTGATTTAATAGCTGTAATACTGTTGTTTGTAACAGTCACAGTAGGTGTGGCTGCAGATGTAACTAAAATAGATTTAATAACATATGTTTCACTTACTAAAGGATTGCCAGATCCAAAAGGAGTTAACGCAGCTCCACTTGTACTATTATCTACACCTACAAATTTAAATTGATTTGCCATTAATTTATAAAGAAGTTAAATGCTTCTACTTCATCCTTTAAATCTTCTTGATATGTTGTATTTAATTTTTCCACAATAGCGTCTAAATCTCTAACTTGAGATTCTGCTACTTGTAAAGTATATTCTGATTCTGGTCTAGTAATTACTTGTACTATTTTTGCCATTATCTTCTTCCGTCTGGTTGTGTATCTAATCTAAACGTTCCTAGTTTCCAACTTTGAGATGTAGAAGTGTTTTCTATTTTTAAAGCAATTGCTCTAGCTCTAGCACGTGTATCTACTTTGGTAGTAGAAGATGTAATATCAAAAGGACCTAAAGAAGAACCTGCTTGACTATCATTAGGATAGTTTCTTAATTCTAGTGTAATTCTAGTAGTACCTGTTTGAGCAATAAAGTCAGGTATAAATCTTCTAATCTTCATTAAAAATTCACCATCTCCTTTGAAAGTTGCAACTCCTGTTTGTTGTCCAGTTGATGAACGAGCTTGTGTAATATCAAAATCTCCTGATTCAATGTTTGCAGTAATAGCTGAAATCACACCATTTTTTATTTGATCAGTTCCTGTTTCGTGTTCAAAATATACTGAGGTTCCATCTGTGTTACCTACAACATCAAATGATGTATCTGTTCCTGCATCATATTCTAATGCATGAGGTAAACCAAACACAGCAGAATCTTCCCACATAGTTCTAGCTAATGTTCCATTAGTCCAAACCGGTCTTTGTGGAGAAGAGTCAAAATAATTATAAGAAACTACTCTGTTAACAACTGAAGATGAAGACGTTGGATAAAACCACATAACTTCACCAAAAAGATTATTTAGTCCAGCTGACACCATTTGATTACCAGAATCTAAATTTATATCATCGTAAACATGATCTTCTACTAAACAAGGTAAAGATTCTAATCTACCTGCATATCTAAAGAAACCATTCTCTGACATCCAATACGCAGCACCATCAACTTCTACACATGCATTCTGTCCAACCAATCCACAGTTAGTCCCAACTTGTGCAAACGCAAACGTAAATGGTTGACCTACAAAACGTTGTGTAAATAACGCTGTGTCAGTCCAAACATAAATTGCGTCACGACCTCTAATTGCTCCCATGATCTGTGATCCGTCGGCCAGTCTTTGTGTGCCGGCTGTATTAGTTGCTTTAGGTACATAAGTGTTTATATCTTCTTGGTCCGAGAATCTAATAAACATATTATCTTGTGTGCTTGGTGATCCAATAGTTGTTTCTGTTCCAAAAAATACTAAGTGTCTATCCGGTGTTGACACTAACATGTGACGTGATGCAGTTGGTGCACCCGATATAATAGTTGCTCTTGAGTTTGTAGCATCTGCTGCTGCAGAGTCCCATTGAAAAACTTCTCCATCATGAATTAAACATATAGCTTTGTCACCAAAGTTATCTAATGACCACATACCAGGCTCAAGAACTAAGTCACCAGAAGCAGCCTCGCCCCATGCAACATAATTACTTGTATCTGTTATTGTAGCACCATTACTGTGTGAAGCTGCAGTTGTATTTCTAACACCTCTTGTAACACCTGTTAAAGTATTACTTGATATACCTGTGTAAGATATTTCTTCTGTCCCTATTAAAATAAAGTTTGTTCCTGTACTTGGAAATGATCCTACATCCGCTAATACAATTGTTGTTGTTGAAGAGTTTATAGCACCATTTAAAGTTGTAGTAAGTGGCCCTACTTGCTCTCCTCCCCACGTGCCTAATCCATAACCAAAACCTTTTGCTTGTACAGCAGGACCAACACTATAATAATGTTGTACCCTTATACCACCTGATTCTGTTGCACCACTCCCTGATTCATTAGAAGGCATTGTAATAGTAATTGTTGTACTGTTTGGTACAGAAGTAACCATAAATTTTTTATTATTAAAATCAGAGGCTGTATAGTTTGAGTTTGTTATTGTAGAAAAATTATCTAATAAAACAATATCATCTTCTTGAATATTATGATCTGTAGAAAAAGTTATTGTGACCGTAGGCGAGCCATTAGTAGTTGAAAAAGCATTGCTTAATGTTGTAGTAGATTTGATAGGATGTATGTCATAAAATACACCACCAGAAAATGCGTATAAAATTCTGTTAGTTCCTATAATAGAATATTTTCTACCTAAACTATTTATAAAATGATGAAGACCTCTACCAGCTCCTGTTAATTTATCTGCTCCTAGTTGTCTCCAACCTCCTATTTTTTCAGGTGATCCATATCTAAATCTAACATTATCACAGTCTACCCATTGACCTTCTGCTCCGGTAGGTGTGATTTGTTTATTAATACCTGGTTGAAAACCTATTTTCTGCAACATAAAAATCCTATAATATTTAGGCAGGAGACGATGTATGGTGGAATCTCCTGCCAAAATATTATTCTACTACATTATTTAGTAAATTTAAAGCCTTTAAACCATTGAGGTAAGCCTAAATGTAGACGTTCGTCAAACATATTTTCTTTAGCTCCAGATGTTTTTATATCATTATAATGTAAGAAAACTTGAACACACTCATCACCTTTAAATTTTTTTCTCCAATGTTCTAATTCACATCCTCTGTAGACTAACATATCACCTGGTCTTAAATCTACTTTAACACCTTTCATACCTTCTTTACCAGAAGGTTCTAAATAGATTGGCCAGTTATCACCACCTAGATTCATAGTAGTTGATATCTCACAACTAAACCTATCTTTATGTCTTTTTAACTCATGGCCTTTTTTATAGACTCTAGCATAAGTGTAGGCAGGGTATAATTTTAAATTAGTTGTTTTTTCCATAATGGGTTGGCATTTTAACATTAAAGTTTCCGCAGCAATATCTGAATAATTACTATAAGATCCTGGAACTTGTAATGTTTCATTTTCATAATATCCAAGGAGTCTTTCAAAAGGAGACATATATCTTGCTTTTATACAAGTATCATATACTTGATTTTTCATTACAAAATAATTAGCTAAAAAAGAAGCTAGTTCTTTTGAAATTGCTTTACGTATAATTATATATTTATCTTTTTTAAAACTCATTTAATTACCTGATTTACATCTAAAATTATATTACCTGATATACTTACTCTAGTTTTATTAGAAGTATAAAAAGGATACACTTGATGTCCTCTATTAGCTGTAAAAAATAACATAGTGCCTTCATCTTCTGGGTTTAAATGATAGTCATGGGTGCAAATTCTACCTGAAGAATTTGTATAAAATAACTGAAATGTATTTGGATAAGCACAATTAGCATGATCAACAAAAGGTAATTTTTTTTCTTTATCATAACGAGCAGGTATTTTCATCCAAATTACAAAAGAAAAAAGACCTGAGTGAGTATGAAAAGGATTAAACTCATGTTTCTTTTGAAAATTTACCCAAAGACTTTCCATTTTAAAAGCACAATTATCATTTAAAATTTTAGGAATTAACCACGTGCCACAGATAGGTTGATCCATATATTCTTCAATAGTAGGTAATACTTCTTTTTCAAAAAACCAATTGTTTTTATCTTCAAGAAAAAAAGAACTATTTATTTGACCAACTAATTCTTTATTCCAATTTTGTTTTTTATTTTTAATATAACTGTTTAATCTATCTAAAGTTTCTTTAGAAAGTTTTCTTTGTACTACACCTGGATCATTAAAATTTACTATAGTCATTAATTTATTTTATGTTATCTATTATTGAATTTTCAACAGCTTGTATATTCCAATGTATAAACCTAAAAGGTTCTTTTCCATAGTCTACCGCAAACTCGTGTTCTAAGTATCCTGGAAATATAACTAAAGTTCCTGGTTCAGGTTTCATATGAAACTGTTCGTGACCTGCCCATACACCGTTGATGTCTGGTTTCATTTTTAATTTTGTAGATCTTGCACCAGTTTTTGGTTCGTGAAATACAGGATAAGAAGTTTTATCACTGCATTTTAAAAAATAAAATCCTGATACGTGTTGGTTCCAATGTATGTGCGCAGAGTGATGACCACCACCTTTTTTAGCAAATTCTTGTACCCACATTTCATTAAATACAAGAGTGTATTTATTCATATCGTAACCTTGTTGATCTAAATATTCCCAAGACTGTTGACCAACATATTTTTTAAAATCTAAAAAATTATTATCTGTAACTAAAGAAGGTGTGTGGTAAGATCTTCCAAAGTCTCCATTTTTTTTTATATGTTCTTTAGCTTCTTTAGTGGCTTTAGCTTTTTTTATATGTTTGTTAGATGCTTTATTTAAAGAACTTAAAAACTCTGTTTTAAGTTCAGTCCAAATTGGTGTCCAAAAAAAATTACTTTTATTCATTATTTAAATGGGTTTCCTAAATTCCATACTACTAAACTGTACCTTGATCCTTTCGTTATTGGTTTAACTCTATGCCATACAAATGAAGGAAATACAACAATAGATCCTTTTGGTAATATTTGTTTTGCTTTCATTACATGTTTAGACTCGTCTCTCATAGGTGGATCATAATTTCTAGCATCAAATTCCAACTCTCCACCCTCATACTCAGAACCATCTGATAACTGACAAGTCATAGATAGTTTTCTAACTTTACCATGATGAGGTGTATTAGGTTTGTTGTATGGACTTCTCCAAGAGTCACAATGCCAATCATAATGTTGGTTTAATTTATACTTAGTAAATTGTGCTTCTTCTGTTCTTTCCCATTGAAAATTCCACCCTGCTTGTTTATTTGCTAGATGCACGTAAGGTAAAATTTCGTTGTATATCCAAGTCTCATCTAACCAAACTATGTCAGAGTTCCTAGTATTTTTTAAATTTCTTACTTCTTTTTTATTTAATTTTTTATCCATAAAGTCTCCTGTTGTCGCTATAGCTTCTTCTTTTTGTAAACCGTATTGAATAACATCATCACAAAACTTAATAGGTAAAGCACTTTTAAAATACCAATAATAATTAAATAAATTCATAAGTTATAGTTTGTACATAATTTAAATCATGTGTTTGATTGTTTTGTAAATGATACATACAAGTTGAAGGAAACATTATAAATTTATTATCCGTAAGATCTATATCCCAAGATCTTCCTTTACCTCTATTATCATCGTAATATATTCTTACACTACATTCTTCTGTTTTTAATCCATACAACATTGTAAAATCTGGTGAGTTAAGTAAATCTACAGGATTTACATTTATAATAGGTTGTGAGGTTTGTCCTGGTTTATAAGCATCTACCCAAGTATCTTTACTTCCAATTGATAATTTATGTTTTACTTTTATGTGGTCCTGTATATAGGTCCTTAACATATCCCATTCTCTACTAAATTTAAATTTAGAATTAGATAACTCTGCTTTTACACCATCTAATATTAAAGAACCTCTTTGTATCTCAAAGTTTTCTGGCATTGAAACATCGCCATAATATATAGGTATTTCTGTTAAAACTATTTTATGCATAATCTTTCTGATCCATACATTAATTAATATACAGAGTATTAATAAAAAGTCAACTATGCTAAATTATCGACTGCAATCCAACCTGTAGAATTATTAGCTTGATAAGCTGATTCATTCCATTGGTATTCCCAGTGATGTGTATTTGCGCTATTTTGATTTTCTTGTTCTGTTGTTAAATCTGGTTTTTCTAAAGGTGGTATCCATCCAAGAGTTACTCTTGTCCAAGATGGGTAAGGTTTTGGTGGTATAAAAACATTATTACTTGAGTCCCAAATAAAACCTATCCCTGCGTAATTTCCTCTAAATGCTTTTGAGTCGTCACCAGATTTATGTTTATTTCCATATGTGTTATAAGAAGTTTTAATCCAAAGATGTGCAGGCCAATTATGACATTTTTCTAAAAACGCTTGTCCTACTGATTCAGTTTCTACTCCTTCTTCATTTTGACAATCTGAGTCATTTAAAACATTTATACCTAAAACTATATTTTCTTCTGATATTTTTGCAAAGTGTGCCATAATTATTCCTGGAACCTATACCTTATTACAACGACTCCTGAACCACCAGCGCCACCTTGATTTTCTCTATCTGTTTGTGGATTACCTGTATGAGGTCCTGGAGGATTACAAGTTGCACCCACGGGTGAACCACCTCCGCCACCAAGATTAGTGCCACCTGAAGTTGCTAGAACTACATTTCCAGCACCTGGACCTGTAGTAGTTCCTGAGTTTCCTCCACCACCTGGACCACCAAGTCCTTTATTTCCATTATTTTGAATTGTTCCTTGTTGTCTCATTCCGCCAGCACCGCCACCACCTCTTGTAACAGATGATCCTGTAATACTAGAAGCTGTGCCGTTTCCACCATTTCCACCTACCATATTAGGAATAGGTACGCTAGAAGGTATTTGCACTCCTGCACCTTGTGCGCCACCACCGCCACCGGCACCATTATCATTAGCGTTTCCGCCACCGTTTCCACCGCCATTAGTTCCTTGAGCTGGACTTGTAGGAGGTACATTTCCACTTCTACCTGCAGTAGTAGTTCTACCACCACCGCCACCTGATCCACCACACATAGGGTTTCCTCCACCCCCTGCTGAAGTTATTGTTGAAAAAACTGAATTTGTACCTGAACCTTGAGGAGATGTAGTTGGTGGATTAACTGCGTTAATAAACCAAGGTGCACCTCCAGCGCCAACTGTAACTGGTACAGGTGATTCAACTGGTAAAGAAGCACAAGATGTTTTTGCTATTGGGCTATTAGTCCATGGACCAGATACAGGCACTTCATGAGATTCTCTATAACCTCCAGCACCTCCACCTCCGGACATTGGACCTGCTCCACCGCCGCCACCGGCTAAAACCATGTAATCAACTTTTGCTAAATCTCCGCTTCCAGCTGAAACACAAAAGGTTCCATCGCCAGTAAAAACGTGTACTTTAAAATTAGTATCTACTGTTGTTACAGTTCCACCAGTTGCTGCAATGTATGCATCTGGTTTTCCTCCGGAACCAAATCCTAAAACTTGATAACCAAAAGATTTACCTCTAGATTGTTTTTTTTTAGAACCTTTTCCAGTTATTATAAATGGATTTTCTACATCTTTCATAATTTTTATCCTTATGCGTCGTTAGCTGCATCAGTAGTAAAGAATAATTTAACACCTAGTAATTTTGCATCTGCTGTTAAGTTATCTGCTGACACATCTCTAAAAATTTGAAAGAAAACATACTCATCTGTGCTAGGTGAACCTGCAATAGTTATTGCTCCACTTTCTGCAGTTACTGCTAAATCGTTTGCTGTACCACTCATAGCTTTTCCTGCGGGTCCTACATCTGAACCAAAAGCTGTATTTAAATCTCCATTATCTGCTAATGCAACAGCCTGCATTGCAAACGCTACATCACCTGTATTTGTTGTATTTGCTGTAAAGAAAGCTTGAAAAGTTACTGTACCTTCATTCCATGATTTAGGAAAAGCAACAGCAAATTGTGCAAACTCATCTGAGTCTTTATCAAAATCTAATGTTTTAAGTTCTGGACCATTACTTAATTCTGTTTGTACAACTTCTGCACCATTTGTAGTATTTGGATACATTGCTGAAGCAGGAACCCAAATAGTTTCTTTGCCGGCAATTTTAATTGCACCTGTAGCATCAGCACCATCTACTGCTTTAGCAACTCCAGTTCCATTAGGAGCTATAGTTATATCTCCATTAGCTGCGTCTGTAATTGTAATCGTACCTGAGTTAGTACCTGAATTAGTATCTAAAATTAAATCGTGTGCTCCGCTAGAAGTTATAGTTGCATTTGCGGCACCTGTTCCAAAAACTGTTTCTCCAGTTCCTTTTGGTTTGATAGCTATGTCAATGTTTGAATCACCACCTGTTGCAGATAGTGCAGGATCATTTCCTGTAGCAGCATTTGCTATTGTAAATTCGTTAACTGCTGAACCTGTAGCTGTTAAAAGTGCAAGTTCATTTCCGTTCGTATCTAAAATTGAAGTTCCAATTTTAGGTGAAGTTAAAGTTTTATTAGTTAAAGTTTGTGTTCCTGTAAGTGTAACATCACCAAAACTTAAACTATAGATATCTGGGTTAGTACCATCATCTGCTGTAGCAAATACAAGTTGATCACCTTTATCTGTAGCAGAAAAGGTAAATGTATCTCCAGAACCAGAAGCATATTTAAATTGTACTGTGTGTGATCCTGATGTTGAATTTCTTAAAAAATAAAAGTTTTGAACATCTAAAGGAATTGTAACAATTTGATTTCCAGAAATAGTTCCTGTAAACTCAATCATTCTATGAGACATGACTGCTCCAGTTGATCCATCAGAAACTGAAAGAGCTGTAGTTTGTGCACCACCTGCTATAGATTGTGCAGAATAACCACCTGAAATTTGTTCAATGATACTTAAATTAGTATTGGTTTTTGTACCCCACGTACCAGCATTTTCTCCAGTTGCTTGAAGTTCTATACCTAGAGGTGTGTATGTTGATGCCATAAATTTTTATCTCCTATGCCTATACATTACTATAGCTTGTATTTGATCCTGTTGCAACACTTGTATAGCTTGTATTTGATCCAGTGTCAATATTTGCATAAGCCTGTATTCCAATAATCCCTGCAGTAGATGTAAGCTGATCTAACACTAATCCTTGTACTACATCTGGAGGTGTAATAGACCCTACAGCAGATGTAGAAGATTGACCTGTTAAAGGAACTCCTATTTCAGTTGTTAAAGATCCTATTGCGGATGTTGCAGATACACCTGTTACATCAACTAATTCAATAGAAGTAATTGTAATTTCTCCTAAAGTTGATGTTGATAATACACCTGTAATGGCACTTGGACCAAACTCTAGACCAGGAGTTCCTAAACTTGATGTCGCTGAAACATTTGCTATTGGCTCAGTGCTTACACCAAAAGCTAAACCTAAAATTCCTTCGTCTGTTGTAGCTACTTGTCCAGAAACAGAAACTGTTGGACTAATTATAAAACTAACGCTACCAACACTTGTTGTAGCTTCTTGACCAGATAATTCATATGCAAATTCTAAAGTAAGAGATCCAACACTTGAAGTTACTTCTCTACCAACTAAATTAAGAACTTGATTTGGAGATTCACCCCAAGAATTATCTCCCCATTCGTCTCTACCCCAACCAACTAATGTTCCAGTGTAAGACATTGTTGGTGTTGCAAATTCCGATTGAACACCTGTAACAGGGACTCCAATCTCTGCATCAACCACTACACTTCCAATATTAGAAGTTAAAGAGTGATTGGAACCAATCATTTCTAATAGATATGCAACTTCTGTAGTAATTGAACCTGTGGAAGAAGTTAATTCAAAACCTGAAACAGAAATAGTTTCATCTCTTCCTTCACCCCAATCAGCATCATTCCAAGCTAATCTTCCCCAACCTGTTTCGTTAAATTCTTCAGAGTTACCTAAAGATGTAGTAGCGGTTACACCTGTTAATCCTACAACTACAGTATTAGATTGCCATGTGTTTCGATTCCATGCAACTGAGGGGCTATCTCCACCCCAAATTGATGTTTCCGACATAAGGATTTCCTCCTTACGCTATACGAATGATTGCGTTACTTGCGTCTGCTGTTGGAAATTGAATTGTAAAAGTTCCAGAAGAAACTGTTTTGTCACCACCGAAAGCAATAACTGCTACTGCTTTGTCTGATTGTGAATCATTATAAATTAAAGCACCATTGGCTGTAAAAGAAGCAGAAGTATAACTTACATCTGCAAAATCACAAACTGCAGTTGATCCAGATAAAGCTGGAGTTGTGCTTGTTAGAGTTGCTCCACCTGCAGAGTATGCAGATCCAGATGTGTTAGATATTTCGTTTGATGTACCGTAAGCTGTAGTACCAGCACCTAAAGATGCAGAACTTGTAAATAAAGCTATTTTAAAAGTGTTTCCACTTGATGCTGTGAAGTTATGTGTTCCAACTAAAATCTCTTGCTTAAAGCTGTTACAAATTGCCGATGATATTGCCATAATATTTTATCTCCTATGGGTTTGCTGATTTAACTGGTATTCGAATAGCGCCATCTGTGTAGTC